TTTGCAGTTGAAATATTAGAAAATAAGAAAAATTTACCAAAGGAGTTTGAATGGACCGAACTTGACCGATGTTATAAGTTTGTAGTTAAGTTCTATGACTGGGAGAATCCAGATTCTTATCAAGCTAGAGAATGCAATTTTTCAGAAATGATTAAGCTTTTTATGCAGAAAGTAGAATATAATCGTTCTCGTGAACCAATTGGGAATAGATTTGGGGGTACACAGGATATTGATGCAGTTACTGAATCCTGTGGAAAAGCTAAAAATCCAGAAGACTATAAGGAGAAGCGAAAGATCAATCTTCCACAAACAACATGGAAGATGAAACCAAAATCAACAAAATCGCAAGATCCACTTAGACCAGTATATGTTAGTATGCCAGTCTCAGATGGTGCTGAAGAAGAAGGGAAAATGACAGCACAAGCAGATAGATCTAGATCTCGAAATATTGTGGAGGAAGGAATATCTCATTATAAAGCTTCAGTCACAACAAGAGTTAAAGCAATTTGGGATAATGCAATGAATGTTCTCATTTCATTTATGAAAACCCATTACAACTTGGATCCGAGATTTATTGAAGACAAGGCCTTCCTCAAGTATACTAGAGGTTGGTCAGCATATGAACGAGCTATGTTGGACTTATTACGAGAAGGTAATTCTCTTGATTCGATATACTATGCAGTAGCATGTTATTCAAGGGGGTTACCAGTTAATGGACCAAATCTTTATGTAGGACTTCCACATTCTATAAAATTATTATTTTCAAATTACATGCATCAGAAAACGATGTCTTTATATCCTTGTAGTACTGATTTACCACCTAATGCCTACACATTACCTTTGCGTAGAAATTTAATTAATGGTGTTATAACATTTGATGTAGTCATATCCTCGTATGAACAGAAGAAGTATATTACACTTCCAGTTTCATTACATCAGTATATTCAGAAGGATGGGAAAGAATTTAAATTACCAATTTGTCAGAAGAAGGATTTTACAGATGATCCCGAAGTAGTAGAAATTTTGACTACTTTGACAATTGCTTCCTTGACAGAAGAAGAAGAAGCGGATTACATGACCCGTATTAATTCTTTGTCTGCATGGCATGACCCTATAACTACATTTTTTAAGAATCCACTTTATACTTCAATGTTACTAGTTGGAGTTAGTTTTGTTGCAGCAATTGCAATAGGATTTTTATCAGGTATGGGCCATGAAGCTCCAGAAATTTTTGTAGCAAATTCATCTCATCCTCAATTGAAGAGATTTGAAAAAATTTGGGCAAAGAAAAAATTGCCGAATACAACATCAGGAGTTCAAGCACAATCGGTGGATGAAACATTCACACAATTGGCAAGAAAATGCATTAGGAATACTCGTTTAATAAGAGTTCATTTTGCGGGAAATATTATGCATAGTTTTGTTACCTTTATGGAAGGAACAATAGGATTTACTCCAAATCATTCTATCCCACCTAATTTTGATAGAATAGAGATGCATATTTCAACATCTATGGCGGTTATGGAGACAATTACTTTTCAGAGATCAGAATTGAAAGTAAAGAGATGGCCTATGAATGACAAATGCAAACTCTTGTTTCCACCTAAGAGAATCCCGGCTTTTTCATCATTACGTTCCCATTTACCAGAAAAACCATTGGATGATTATACAGGAATGACTCGAATTACTTACTCAGATGATGGAGAAGCTCTTCTTTATATGCCCTCTACTTCGGCCAAACTTATATCTGATGTTGATTATGATTTTGATGGAGTAGATATTGATAATATTTGTGTAGTTGAATGTATGGGATGTGCTGGAATACAAGGAGATTGTGGGACAGTTTATTTATTGAAGCAATCCACAAGTCCCAAGAAAATTGGAGGAATTCATGGAGCTGGATCTTCAAAAAGATCTTATGCTATTCCTATTTTCCTATCAGATTTGGATGAACCTTTTGATGATGAACCACCAGTTGAAACTATGATTATTGCACAAAGTGAGTTTGTACCAGCTAAATCACGAAAAATTATTGAGGGAGATTTATCGCATCATGGAATTCATCTACCAGTAATTTGTAATTTAGATAAGCCACATTATCAACCAACAGTAACAGCTTTAGCTCCATCTATTATTCATGAGGGAGTTCAGATTCAAAGAGGTAATGTTACTGAGATTCACAAATGTCCATGGGAAGTTAAAATGGCACCTGCAGTTCTTAAAGGTGGACCAGAACTGAGTGAAATTTCATTGAGAAACCTGAAGGGTAGAGAGAGACATGCTTTACCACCGGAAGTATTTGATGATGAGTGTTGGGTAGATTTATTTCCGCCAGCTCAAGCTAGAAAATGGACAATTGAAGAAGCTATAAATGGAGTTCCCGGACAACTTTGTTCAATAGATGTTCATAAGTGCTGTGGATATCCAGAATGTGATGAAGGAATTAAGAGAGAAGATGTAGTTCGTTTAAATACAGACCCACGAGGAGGTTACCTAGCTCCCTTTATGCGAGAGAGAATTGAAGAATTTGAAAAGAAAGCAATGGAAGGGATTGCCACGATGCAGACGTTTGTAGAATGTAAGAAAGATGAACTTCGAACAAAGGTAAAAGTTGCTGAGAAGAAAACGCGTTCATTTTTTATGGGTACACTTACTTTACTTTTGCTTTTTCGAATGTACTTTGGGTTTTGGCTTTCAGCTATTTCTACAGCTGAACTTAGTCCAATAGCTATAGGAATAAATCCATATTCAACACAATGGTGGCAATATTATTGGAAATTTAAAAGTTATTCAGGAGGAAGACATATAGATTCAAAGGACTTTCAGGGTTGGGATCTACGTTTTATTGCAGAGTTTTGTCATGAACTTACTAAACGTTTTCTTAAGGCTTATGGTTTCGACAAACTTCCACTTGGAATACGTAGAATTTATTATTGTATTCTTTATGTTCATTTTTATACTCATTTATTAGTAGCAGCAACTGTTTATCTTGCAGATATTATGGTATCAGGAGGACCAGGGACAGCCC